AGAAGACCGTCGGCCCCTGTCGTGCGCAAAAATCAGAAATCAAACGGGGCCAATGGACTGCCGCCAGTAGCCAGATTCAAAAGGCACCAAGGCTCATGAAACCTTATAAACAGGGCATTTCGGGTACATTTTGGGAGCGATCCCACAGTATCCGGGGTGCCTTTCTGTTTGAAAAAAGCGGTCTTGAAATCAAACGAAATCAAAGAAATCAAACGTAGTTTGTGCCGCCAATGTTGGCGGGACAGAATTATGATTCCGCCGAAATCGGCGGTGTCTATAGTTATCAGCTATGTGCTGGTGGGAAGGAGAATCGTATGGCGAAAGACGGAACCAACCGAGGCGGCGCAAGACCCGGCGCAGGCCGGAAGAAAAAGCCGCTGTCGGAGAAGATCAAGGAAGGAAAATCGGCTACTGTGATGAAGCTGCCAGAGCCGCCGGAACTGGAGAATATCTCCATGCCGCCGATCAAGGATTTCATGACAGCGGATCAGCGGATGGGCGAGCTTCATGCGGATGATATCTATACCGAAACGTGGGAGTGGCTGAAAGAGCGCAACTGTGCGCATCTCATCAACCCGATCCTACTGCATGAGTACGCCATGGCGACTGCCCGGTGGATTCAGATTGAGGGCGTGTCCAGCCAGTTCGGTTTTGTGAACCGGCATCCGACCACCGGCCTGCCGACGCAGAGTCCGTTTGTGGTCGAGGCACAGAGCTATTTAAAACTGTCAAACAGCCTGTGGCTGCAAATCTATCAGATCGTCCAGGAGAACTGCTCAGAAAGCTACAAGGGCAGTCCTCATGATGATCTGCTGGAATCGTTGCTGTCGGATTAAATCGAACTTTCTACCAAATTTGGTAGAAGGTAGCGGCCATGTCTTGAACATCCCGCAGAATTCTGCGGAAAGTATCTACATCAACTTCCTGCCAATCTTGGCCGGAAGTTCGCACACGACGGAAGGAGGTATGATCCGTTATGGAAGGATATGTATATGAGCCGTCGCGGTTCATGCTGTCGACCAGTCATTACGACAAGGTGAAAGCAGACCGCGCCGTGCTCTTCATCGAATCACTGAAACACACGAAGGGCGCATTCTATAACCAGCCCTTCAAGCTGCTCGATTGGCAAGACAGAATCATCCGCGATCTCTTCGGTATTCTGAAGGAAGACGGTACAAGGCAGTTTAAGCAGTGTATAACCTTCATACCAAAGAAAGCCGGGAAGAGCGAGCTTGCCGCCGCTATTGCACTGTATCTTCTCTGCGCCGACCACGAGCAGCGGGCAGAAATATACGGCGCAGCGGCGGACAGACAGATGGCGTCACTTGTGTTCAATGTGGCCGCAGATATGATCCGGCTCTCGCCTGCGCTAAAGAAACGATGCAAAATTCTGGACAGCCGGAAGCGCATCGTCTTTCTGCCGACCAACAGTTTCTATCAGGTGCTCTCCTCCGATGCAGACCGCGCCCACGGTGTTTCCGCGCATGGAGTAATCGTGGATGAGATTCACGTCCAGAAGAACCCTGACCTCTACAATGTTCTGACCAAGGGTAGCGGCGATGCACGAAAGCAGCCCCTTCAGTTCATTATTTCTACGGCGGGTGACAACATCCACTCTATCGGTTATGAACTGTTCCAGAAGGCTAAGGACATTCTGGATGGGCGCAAAACCGACTCCACGATCTATCCGGTTGTGTATGCCGCCGACCCGGAGGATGACTGGACTGACCCGTCAGTGTGGAGGAAGGCCAATCCTTCCATGGGCATCACATTCCAGGAATCCGCAATCCGGGAAGCCTGCGAATCAGCGAAGCAGAACCCGTCGGAAGAGAACGTGTTCAAAACCCTTCGGCTGAACATCTGGACGAAACAGGCCGTCCGCTGGATGCCGATGGAAAAATGGGACAAATGCGCGGCTCCTGTGGATGCGGAGATGCTTCATGGTCGCCCTTGCTATGCCGGGATCGACCTGTCCTCTACGCAGGACCTCACCGCTCTCGTGCTCGTGTTCCCGCCGCTGATGCCGGAGGAACCGTATTACATCCTGCCTTTTGCCTGGGTGCCGGAGGAAACGATAGATCAGCGTTCCCGGAAAGACCATGTGAACTATGACCTATGGCGCAAGCAGGGCTTCATCCTCGCCACCGAGGGCAATGTCGTTGACTACGAAGCCATAGAAGCCAAGGTTCTCGCCCTGCGGGAGCATTACGACATCCGTGAGATCGCATATGACCGCTGGAACGCACAGATGCTGATACAGCATCTCGCTGATGAGGGTATGACGGTCGTTCCCTTCGGGCAGGGCTTCAAGGATATGTCCGCGCCGACAAAGGAACTGTACAAGCTCACCCTGGAACAGAAACTTGCCCACGGCGGCCATCCGGTTCTGCGCTGGTGCATGGACAACTGCGTCGTACAGACCGATCCGGCGGGCAACATCAAAATCAGCAAGACCAAGGCCACCGAAAAAGTTGACCTTGCGGTAGCCTTGGTCATGGCGCTGGACAGAGCCATCAGAAACGAAAATACACAGACCGAATCTGTGTACGAACATCGCGGCCTTCTGTTTATATGAGCGCCGCCTGTAGCCGCTGACTGGCGGCTTTTTTCAACCCTAATGGGCTTTGCAAGCCCATTATAACACCCCTGTCAAGTGTACTGCGGCAGCATGTTATCAAGCGAATGCGCCGATGGATGCTGTACAGAAATCGACCGCCATGAAGGGCGGGAGGAGGTAAAAATGAGCATTTTTCAGAGTATCTTCAAAGGGCGGATGGAAAACCGCGCCGCCGGTACTGGCCCGCGCTTCTTTTTCGGACAGAGCGCGGCGGGAAAACCGGTGACGGAGAGCACCGCCATGCAGATGGCCGCTGTGTATGCCTGTGTGCGCGTCCTCAGCGAATCCATCGCCAGCCTGCCGCTGCATGTGTATAAGCGCGGCGAAAACGGCAATCAGGAGAAAGCGGAGGATCATCCGCTGTTCTTCCTGCTCCACGATGAACCGAACCCTGAGATGAGCAGCTATACGCTCAGGGAGACCCTGATGGCGCACCTGCTGCTCTACGGCAATGCCTACGCACAAATCCTGCGAAACGGGCGCGGCGAGGTTGTGGCGCTGTATCCCCTGATGCCGAACCGCATGAGCGTGGAGCGGGATGAAAAGACCGGGCGGCTGTTCTACCGCTACACCAGATATGACGCGGAGCCGCCGACCATGGAGCAGAACACCGTGATCCTCGATGCCGCCGATGTGCTGCATGTCCCCGGACTGAGCTTTGACGGTCTGGTGGGTATGAGCCCGATAGCCGCATGCCGGAATGCGGTGGGCGCTGGACTTGCCGCCGATGAATACAGTTCCAAATACTATGCCAACGGCGCGGCCCCGATGGGCATCCTCGAAACGCCGACGCTCATCAAGAATCCGGATTTATTGCGGCAGTCGTGGAATGAAGCCTTCGGCGGGACCCGCAATGCCGGGAAGGTGGCTGTGCTGGAGCAGGGCACGACATTCAAGCCGATCTCCCTGTCGCCGCAGGACAGCCAACTGCTGGAAACAAGGAAGTTTTCGGTCGAGGAAATCTGCCGCATCTTTCGTGTTCCTCCCCATATGGTACAGAACCTTGAGCGGGCGACGTTCAACAACATCGAACAGATGTCTCTCGATTTCGTGATGTACAGCCTGACGCCCTGGATCATTCGCTGGGAGCAGAGCCTGTCGCGTTCGCTCTTGGGCCGGGAGGAAAAGAAACAGTATTCCATCCGATTCAATGTGGACGGGCTGCTTCGCGGCGACTACAAGAGCCGCATGGAGGGCTATGCCGTCGGCATCAACAACGGCTTCATGTGCCCCAACGATGTGCGCCGTCTGGAGGGATTCGACCTGATCCCGGCGGAAAAGGGCGGCGACAACTTCCTCATCCAAGGCGCTATGATCAAGCTGGAGGACGCGGGTATCTACGCCGCGAAGAAAGACACCAAATAAGGAAGACGCAGCGGTCAGGGAAGCCCCTCTGCCGCTGTTCTTTATTTCCGGCCCGGTTATGGGCCATTCAACCAGGCTCCCTCATGGGGGCTGTTATTTTTGCCCAAAGAGGCAGGAGGTATTATTCATGAGTAGATCTTTCACTGTAAACGAACTGCGTGAGAACCGTGCCCGCGCCTGGGAACAGGCGAAGCAGTTCCTCGATTCCCATCGGGACGAGAAGGGCATGCTGTCCGCAAAGGACGTCGCCACTTACGAGAAGATGGAACAGGAGATCATCGGCCTGGGCGAAGAGATCAAGCGCAACGAGCGCGGCCTTGCGCTGGACGCGGAGCTTTCCCGTACCATCGGCACCCCGCTGACCAGCAAGCCCGGAACCACTGGCGCGGCGAAGACCGGACGCGCATCCGACGAGTATAAGAACGCCATGCTTGGCGCTCTGCGCTCCAACTTCCGTCAGGTCTCCAATGTGCTCATCGAAGGCACCGACGCCAGCGGCGGCTATCTGGTTCCCGCTGAGTGGGACGCCCGCCTGATCGAAGCCCTGGAGCAGGAGAACGTGATCCGCAAGCTGGGCACTGTGATCCAGACCTCCGGCGAGCGCAAGATCAACGTCGCGGCATCCAAGCCCGCCGCGTCCTGGGTCGAGGAAAGCGGCGCTCTGGTGTTCTCCGACGCCAGCTTCGACCAGAAGATTCTGGACGCCTTCAAGCTCTCCGTAGCGACCAAGGTTTCCGAGGAGCTTCTGGCTGACAACCAGTACGATCTGGAGGGCTTCCTGATCCGCTCCTTCGGCCAGGCCATCGCCAACTCCGAGGAAGAAGCCTTCCTCGTAGGCGACGGCAACAGCAAGCCCACCGGACTGCTGCATCCGACCCTCGGCGGCCAGATCGGCATCACCAGCGCCGGGAACACCATCACGGCGGATGAGGTGCTCGACCTGATCTATAAGCTGAAGCGGCCCTATCGTACCAACGCCGCCTTCATCATGGCCGACAGCACCCTGGCGTTCATCCGCAAACTGAAGGACGGCACTGGCCAGTATATCTGGCAGCCCGCCCTGACCGCCGGTGAGCCGGACCGTCTGCTGGGCTTCCCGGTGTACACTTCTCAGTTCGTGCCCGCCGTCGCAGCCGGTCAGCCGGTGGTGGCCTTCGGCGATTTCAGCTACTACAACATCGGTGATCGCGGCACCCGCAGCTTCGCGGCGCTCCACGAGCTGTACGCCGGTGTGGGTCAGGTGGCCTTCGTCGCCAAGGAGCGCGTGGACGGCAAGCTGATTCTGCCCGAGGCTGTACAGGTTCTCAAGATGAAGGGGACCCCGGCGCAGGGCTGATCACAACTGTGATTCACAGCCAGAATGACTGAGCGCGGTTTTGCGCTCAGCGACAGACAACGGTTTCCGCTCATGGGAGAGGGGCTTCTCTCCTGTGGGCGGGAGCCATGTACATATTTCCCGGCATTGGATTCAGCCGGAACAATGAAAACAGGACAAACAAAGACAATCAAAGAAAGAAGGGACAACGCAATGAATCCGAACATATAATCCTGCCTGCGTCCGTATGAGCCCTCTGGGTGTCATTACATGACCAGGCTTTTTTGATGGAGGTAATGACGCTTTATGAAGAGATTGACAGACGCCCAGAAGACGGCCATACGGGATTCCAGAGCGGCGGGCCTGGGCTATAAGGCCATAGCGGAAAAGCTCTCCCTCTCCCGCGAAACGGTGCGGAGCTTCTGCTCCAGGAATGATATTCCCTCGAAGCGGGATGCGAACACATCGGTTACAGAAACGAAGGCTTCAACCGAGATGAAGCAGGGCGGCACCGTGTTCATCATCACGACCGGCTACAGCGAAAAAGCATCCGAGCCGCTGGAGAAAAAGCTGGAAAAGCTCATCCTTGACGCCGTTGCGAAGCAGTCCAGATGTTATCAGTTTGTTCAGGAATCCGCCTGAAAAACGACTTGCTATGTGTGTCGTTTAGAGCCATAGATAGCACTGGACAATCGATTCAAGGAGGAGTGAAAATGCTTAAACAAACCATAACCCCCGACAAGATCACGGCGCTCTACTGCCGCCTGTCAAGGGACGACGGCGGTGACGCCGAGTCGAACAGCATCGGGAACCAGAAAACCATCCTGAGCCGGTACGCTGCCGATCACGGTTTTTCCAACGCGAAATTCTACGTCGACGACGGATGGAGCGGCGCGAATTTCTCCCGCCCAGGCTTCGAGGCTATGATGTCCGACGTGGACAACGGCCTGATCGGGACGATCATCTGCAAGGACATGTCCCGTTTCGGAAGGGATTACCTGCATGTGGGGCTTTACACCGAGGTCAAGTTTCCAGAGGCGGGCATCCGCTTCATCGCCATCAACGACGGCGTGGACAGCGCCAGCGGAGCGTCCGATGATTTCACGCCCTTCCGCAACATCATCAACGAATGGTACTGCCGCGACATTTCTAAGAAAATCAAGGCCAGCATGCAGTCGCGGGCCAAGTCAGGTGAGCATCTGACGGGAAACGCGCCGTATGGTTACAAGAAAGCGGACGGAAACTACAAGAAGTGGGTGATCGACGAGGAACCAGCGAAAATCATCCGCGAAATCTTCCAGCTTTATCTGGACGGCAGGAACGCCACGCAGATCGCCGAGGAGATGGCGAAAAGGGGCTATGACGCGCCCGGCGACTACCTGGCAAAGCAGAAGCAGTACACCAAGGGCAAGGCTGTGACCTTTGAAACGCCGACGGCCATCTGGCATCCGG